GTATTGACTAACGAGTTGAATAAAGCGTTAAATCTTTATTTTGAAACCATCAATAAAGATATAAAAATACTTGTGTGTGATAATTTAACTGATTTAGGTTTTCAAATACAGAAATACAATAAGGGTGTTGGAAAATATATTTTTCATAACGACCATCAAATCTACTTAAAAGATGGAATGGATAGAGCACTAACTTATATTTGGTATTTGAATGATGTTGAGGAAGGTGGAGAAACCAGTTTTTTTAATAAAGGTAAGATTAGACCAGAGCAAGGTAAGTTAGTTTTATTTCCTTCTTGTTGGACTTATCCACACGCAGGAATTATGCCTGTAAGTAGTGATAAATATATCATAACAGGGTGGGTTTTAAAACCAGTAGGAATGGGAGGAAAAATCTAATCATTCAAGAACTCTAATAATATATTTAACTACACAAAAAGGAGGGAGCATATCCTGATTATTTCCTGTTAATTCTGCTGTAATAGTTAAATTAGCGTTTCCTTCAATAGGGTTTTTAAAATTACTTGGACCGCTGGGGTCGTTCTCACCTCTATTTGACTGATTAACTGAAACATTCTGTACCATATTTGTTGGACTAATACTAACATTATGATTATGAGTTGCTAATTGTGCTGGATTTACATTACGATTACCACCAGAGGAAACTGAACTACCACCAAAAGTCGTGGTTAAAACACCTGTATTATCAGCACCAAAAGGGAGTTTTCCCAAGCAGTTAGGCACAGCAAAATTATCACCTGACCCACCATAAGTATATCCAATAAACCCAAATAATTCAGGATATTCACTTGTAGGATATTGTGTTCCATCACACCAAACCCAATTAGTAGGTGGTGTTGAACCTTCAAAAATAGTAATTTGACCTATTAAATTATACAGAGAATAGTTTGATGAACTGGTGGTTGTATCAACGCCTACGCTCCAATTTTCAGGTATAAATACAGGCAAATCAAAAATAGGTGCTGGATTTGATATTGAAGTTGTCGCCATTATATATATACTACTACTAAAATAATTCAACTAAATTGCTCTTATCATATAATTACAAACAAAAAAGGGTGGTAAAAAATCGTTCGCACTACCAGCAGTTCCCATAGTAGCAACAATATCAAAATTATTACCGCTTATGTTAATAGGCACTAACGGATTAAAAATATAAGGCAATACTGCGTTTTTACTATTATTAAAATATACATTCTGTATCATAGGAGTAGGTGAAAAGTTAAGAGTATGAGAATGTTGTGCTAATTGATTAATAGATATTGTTTTATTACCACCTGTGGATACTGGACTTCCTCCGTAAGTTGTAGTCAAAGTAGAAGTAGCGTCAGCACCAACAAAAGTTTTACCACATAAATTAGGCACATTAAAATTATCACCTGAACCACCATAAGTATATCCAATTAAAGCAAATAAAGAAGGATAAAAGGTAGTAGGATAAGAAGTTCCATCACACCACACATAATCAGGAGAAGGTAAAGTTGTTCTCGCAACCATAACTATTTGTCCTAAAAGTGTTGTTTTTGTTATATCTGTAATATTTGTTGTGGTAATAGGAGGAGTATGTATCCAATATTCAGGTATAAAAATTGGTGCGTCAATAATAGGTGTTGGATTATCAGGTATAGTCGCCATATTGATTATATTATATAACTATATTTATTTTTACAAAACTACAATTGCCCTTATCATAAAATTAGAAACAGAAAAAGGCGGTAATAAATCTGCTGAATTACCTGTGTTTTGTGCCGTTGCTGAATAACTAACCTCATTACCTATTCCTGATTTTATACAATCCTCTCCTGTATTAGGTGATTGACCTATTGTTTGAATAGCGTTATTTTGATTTAAGTTTTGAAGCATACCTGTTGGTGCTACGCTATTAATTGCGTGATTATGTTGTCCTAATTGATTAACATTCATATTTCTATTACCGCCTGTGGATACAGGAGTTCCTTGATAAGTAGTTGTATAAATATTTGTAGCATCACTACACAACGGAGTTTTACCTAATAAATTAGGAACTTGAAAACTAACTCCCTCAACACCACCATAATTAATACCAATCAAATTATATAATTCAGGATACAGGTTAATATCGTATGATGTTCCGTCGCACCATAACCAATTAGCAGAAGGTAGTGAAGTTCCTTGATAAGCAATAATTTCACCAATAATATTTGTATTTTCTACGGAAGTTGTAGTGGTTGTTGTAGTTGTAGTGTTAATCCAATTTTCAGGTATAAATACAGGTAAGTCAAATATAGGTGATGGATTTTCAGGTTTAGTCGCCATTCTTGAATATAATATAGCGGTATATTATTTTCTATCAGTTATATATATTATGCCTCCAAAACAGCAAAAGAAAGCAGAGTTAGTAGATTGGTATAAAAAAATACCAGAAAGGTTCTTGCTAAAATCTCATAACCCTCACTACGAAACACACCATATTAAATTACCTTTTCGTATGATTATTATGGGTTCGTCAGGGTCAGGAAAAACTCAAACACTTATGTCGTTAATATACAATATGCCTGATACTTTTGAAAATATATACATAGCGACAAAAAATAAGGACGAACCTTTGTATAACTATATTGATGAGAAACTGGGTAAGAAAGGATTAAAGATGATGGAGATTGATAAAGATGGATTACCTGATTTAGATAAACTCAATAAGGAACAGCAAACTTTAATAGTTATGGACGATTTAGTAGGTGAAAAGAACCAAAAACCGATGGAGCAATTCTTTTTAAGAGCAAGAAAGAAAAACGCAAGTTTGGTGTATATTACTCAATCCTATTATGCTGTGCCGAAGATGATTAGAAATAATATGACCTACCTGATAATAAAACAGATTAGTAGTATGAAAAACCTTACGATGATTGCTCGTGAGTTTGACTTGGGAATGAGTAAAGAGTTCCTTACCACTATGTATAAGGACGCAACTGCCGAAAAAAAGAACTTTCTTATGATAGATTTGGAAGCAGACCAGCGTGATAGATTTAGGAAAGGTTTTAACGATATTTATGAAATTGAAGATGAAGAGGAGGAGAAATAGCAATATTGTTATGACTTTTTCACAACAATTTTTTTATTTTATTTTCTCACGATAAAATATAAAACAGAATGAGCGGAACTGGAAGTTTGATGATACGAAATCTACGAAACCCAAGCGACTACTCAAAGGGAGTTATGACGCAAGATGAATTACTGCGTATAGCAATTGCGAACGATGCGAATGTAGCACAAGCGAGAGCAGGTTTCCAGCGTGGTGAGGTTCAAGCACTATCTCCACAGCAACTTAAATCCCCTGCTGAATTACAAGCAGATATAGCACTACAAGAAAAAACTGCCCTTGATAATCTTTTACGATTATTCCAGTATAGAGAGGCAAGTGCTATTATTGGAGAACTTAACCCTGACGAGATATTTACGATGAACCAATCCTTCCCTTTAATAGAGCGTGAGATTAGTAAGCGTTTTGCGAAAGGTCTTTTATCCCCCACCTTTTTTGTTGAGTATTTGAGAAAGTTTAAGGAAGAACTGGAACAATCAAAAGGAGTTTCTACGAACTTATCCTCTATTACTAACAAGTTTAACGCTTTGACTGATAATATCAACGATATTAGGGCAATTCTACCTACTAAAACTCAATTTGCTAATTTACAGGATTATGTGGAGAACGAGTTTGATAGATTACCTCGTATGATTGTAGCACCTCTTTTAGAAAGAATACAACGCTTACAGAACGCTACACTTTCTAATGATGATTTTAGAAGGGTTAGTGCCGACCAAGAAATACTACAATTTGAAACTCTTAATATGCTACAAAATATTACTGCTAATATGCCTACGCAAAATCAATTAGGTATGATTATGGAGGATATTAGAAGCGGTAGAGTTTCACAAGCAGAAGGAGTTAAAAGAATTGAAGACGCTATATCAGGTGTAAGCGACGAGCAACTTGATATGTTAGAAGATATTAAGCGTGAAATACAGCAAAGCAGACCAGGTCAATCTATATCCTTTGATATTTTAGCACAGATTACTACTGATGTTCCACAATATCCTGTAATAGCAATAGAGCGAAAATTAACCGCACAAGGAACACCAGTAAAATCAGGTGATTTATTTGTTGTATATCCTAATGGTAATAATGAGAGAATTACACTAACAAAGTTAAAAGCATTCGTAGAGGAAAACGCAAGTTTTAGAAGATGGTATGCTGATAATGTGGGAGGTTCTCCTGCTTTAATGATGTTAAGAAACTTTATTTTAGAACAAACCACAGAAAAAGCATCAAGAAAGGAATTACCACCAGAAAAAAGTGGTTTTGGTTTGAAAGCAAAGAACGGCAGAATTAGAACTAAAAAAATTGGAGAAGGTGTAAAGTATGAACCTGAACCTACATACAGGACTTTTGGTAAGTATGTGATTAATATTCCTCAATTGAAAGAGCGTGATATTTTGAATGTAAAGTTTCCAAGTTTAGGTCGTATTCCTCAATTTAAACCAACCCCTATTAGTGATGTTATGAAGGAGTTTCTTTTGGAACTATTGGATACAGGTAAGGTAAGTAATCGTATTTACGAACAAATACCTATTGAAGAAAGACAACTTTTTGAAAGGATTGCTACTGGTGCTGGTATATTGAACTCACTAAAATTAAAACGCACTATTAGCAACGAGGATAAAGAAGATAATGATAGATTTACTCTTTTGAAGGGAGAATATTTAGCAGGAAATAATAGTGTTGCTTTATTAAAGGAATTAAGGAAATTAGTAGTTAAGTTTATGTCGCAAGGCAAAATATCCAAACACGATGGAATGAACTTACTTATTGAATTATCTGTCTAATTATTTTATATTGTATAATATATATAATATGAGAACTCTTATCGTGAATAGTAGTAATGTGGTTGCTAACACAAATAATTCAGTTTATAAATACAATTTCCCTGCTGGTAATGTAGAGTTTAGTAAAGGACAAAAATTAGCACTTGGGTCAATACAGATGTATTATTCAACATTCAATATTACCTCCGCACAAACGAATAATCAGTTTAGTTATATTTGGGTTGATGGAAGAGAAATTACAATTACCATTCCTGATGGATTTTATGATATTAGCACCTTGAACGATTTTTTACACTTTGTTATGGTTCAGCAAGGACATTACCTTTTAGATAGTGCTGGAAACTACTATTACTTTATCACCCTTGTTGTTAATTCTTCTACTTATCAAATTGAAGTAAGCACCTTTCCTATTAGTTTAGCGACCTACCCTGTTGCTACTTATACTATTGGAACTTACACCTCTTCTACCATCACAACTTCTTCACCTACTACGCCTGTTTATTGGAGCAGACCTACTAATCCTATTACTCCTATGTTTAGAGTATTAGCAAATAATTTTAGAAATATTATTGGATTTTCTGCTGGGTATTATCCACAGGGTCAAACTGGTTATGCTTCTACTATTCCTACCACAGCACTCGCACAGGCAACTATTACTAATTCGCCTTCAACTTCTACCTTTTCTATTACTTCTATTGTTGGAACTACTTTAACCACAACTGGTTCTCCTGCCCTTTTAGCAGGTATGGTTATATCAGGAACAGGTATTACTGCTGGAACTTATATTGTATCAGGTTCAGCGAATACTTGGTTAGTTTCTGTATCTCAATCGGTAGGTGCTATTACTGGAACTTTTTATGCTATGACTGCTTCTCAATCTCCAAGTTATACTACAATTCAAACTTTCGGTTCTACCTCTGTTCCACAAGTATCTCCTCTATCGTCTTATGTATTGACTTGTAATTTATTGAATAACAACTTTGCTATTCCTAACTCGTTATTGTATAGTTTTTCACCACAGGCAACTTTCGGTTCTCAATTTACAATTGCTCCTAATCAGTATAGTTTTATTGATATACAACCAGGTCAGTATAACTCTTTTGAAGTATCCTTTTTAGACCAAAATAATATCCCAACTACTCTTCAAGATAGTAATTTAGTGATATTGTTAATCATCGCAGACAAAGGTGAATTAGAAGGATTGACGCTTTAATTTTTTTTATCTTATATAATATATAGTATGTATATTCACAAGTTAGGTTCAACTACAAGTGGAGCAGGTTTAAGAACAAGTATGGGTATTAGCAAAAATCACAATATAGCAAGAAGTAATAAAAGAACTATGGGTTCAGGTTTAGTGCCTGAAATCTACGAAAAGGGAATGGTTCAACGAAAGAGTGATATTCTGCGTAATTTAAAAATAGCACAACCAAGAGTTCCAAAAAAATATATATCTTTTGATGTTTAGTCCTACTTTTAGAAAAAGTAAGAAGCAAAAGAGATTTAGCAATAATTAAAGTATGGGGTCGTAGGGGAACGACGAGTTCCCTACAATTTAGCAATACGATACAAAAAATATATTTTGTATAGTATATATATAATGGATAATCTTGTCTTTGAAGAAAGCATCAACACGGAGGTGTCGTCAAGTGAGTTCGTTGATAAGCAGTGGTTATATGTGAATGATAACAATAATGGTTCTTATTCAGGACAAATTGTTTTAGACACAACTTCACTTTCAAACAGCGGTTCTTATATTAATTGGAGCGAGGCGTTTATTGCTATGCCTTTGGTCTTACAAGCAGAAGGTTCTGCTACTGCTATTACAGCATCAAATAGTTTAGATTATATGATGGGTATGAAAAACGGATTTTGGCAGATTTTACATAGTATGTCGGTTGAGTTCAACAACGGCAGTATTATTCAGCAAACTCCTTTCCTTAATGTGTTTTGTTCCTTTAAGAACCTTACCAGTTGGTCGCAAAACGATATTCAAAACTGGGGTGCTGTCTGTGGTTTCTGCCCTGATACAGCGAGGTCTTGGTTGTATAACAACAACTCTACCGCCAACTCTCTTCTTAACTTTATGAATACATCAGGTCAAGGTTTCTGTAATAACAGAGTTGCTCCTTACACTTCAATTTCTACTTACGGATATTGGAGTGGAACGCTCGTGACTGCTTCTGCTACTGCCGTCACAGCAATCGCAACTACCGCTGGAACTCTCCAAGTAGGTATGAATATTCAAGGTCTTAATGTGCCTGTTGGGTGCTTTATTACCGCAATTGTTTATGTTGCTGGTGTTCCTTCTACTGCTACTCTTTCCATCGCTACTACTGGTGCTACAACTGCTACAACTGCGATGATTGGTATTTCCCCTGTTTTACAGGTAAATATTGATACTCCTGCTGGTGATGATAGTGATAATCTACGCCAACTTTACAACGCTGGTTTAGCACAGCGTATCGCTTGGTTGAACTATTCACTTTCCAACTTGGGTTCTGCTATCACACCTACACTCGCAAACTCTTTGACTTCTAATCAAGTTTCTCTTCTTGCTGGTTCATCAGGCACAGCAACAACTTCCGTTGCTTCTTCCTCTGCTTATAACCAAATCTTCCAGTCGTATGTCCAGAAGGCATCAACTACTCGCTCTATTGTTTTTGACGCTGTTATTCGTCTTAAAGATATTGCTGACTTCTACCAAAAGTGTCCTCTTCTTAAAGGTTCTACTATGCGTATCTACCTTAACACTAACCAAGTTTATTTCACGATTGGTGCTTGTGCTCCTGTGGTTGCTGGTTCTTACTCAACAGCAGGGCAAACTCTCACTCAAACTAATACTGGTTGTATCGCACTAACCTCTACTCCTGTTATTTTGGGCGGTGGTGGAACTAACCCTGTGATGGTTTCCTCCGTTGATATAGGACAAGGTGCTTCTCAACTCGTTCCTATCGCAAACACTCTTCCTTCTGCTCCTGAAAGTGTTAAGATTGGTTTGTCTATTGTTAGAACTCAATTCTTATCAGGACAATTCACTTCTTCTGTTTCTGCTCCTGTGACGAGTGTGCGTCTATACGCTCCTGCCTATACTATGTCGCCAATAGCAGAGCAAAGATATTTGAGTTTAACTCCTACCAAGAAAATTGTATATAACGATTTGTTCCAATACTCTTTTACTGGTGTAGCATCAGGTCAAACTTTTTCTTTCCTCGTCACGAACGGCATACCAAATATTCGTGGAATATTAGTAATTCCTCTGCTTCCAAAGGCATCAAACGGCGTTGCTTCAACCTACGCTACTACAACTCCTCTTGCTGGAACTACTACTTCCTCACTTCTTTCTCCCTTTGCTACTACTGGTGGAACTCCTGACCCTATTTCTCTTACAAACTTCCAAATCCAAATTAGCGGTAAGAACTTATTTATCAATAATCTTCAATACGATTATGAAACTTTCTACGAGCAACTTGTTTCTTCTAACCAGTTGAACGGCAGTTTGACTACTTCTCTATCGTCAGGTCTTATTGGGTTCGCCGAGTTTGAAAGTTTATACAGATACTACTACGGAAACGCTGGTCGCTCCATTCCAAGTGAAGATGGTGTCGCAAAGGCAGTCCAAGTATCAGGTGTTAATAACTCTCCACAGACAATAGATTTTATGGTCTTTATTGAGTTTGAACGCCAAATCGTAGTAGATGTTAGAACTGGGGCAAGAGTTCAATAAATAAGTAATAAATAAATAGAAGTTTTTTTAAATCTGTTTTTGTTAAAAGTATGAGAAAACAATAGCATAACTCGTGCTTTTAGGAATATTTTTTAGATTTTTATATATACCAATATATATAAGAATGGAAGTTATGAGCGTTCCGCAAAGTAGGAGTAGAATTAGTATCGCACCAAGTATGGTTAAGGGTAAAGGAACAAAGAAAGGTATGATGCGTAAAACCGCAAGAAAGGCATACGAAGGTGAAGGTATTTTTGATGTTGTAAAATCCGTAGGTAAAGCGGTCGCACCTATCGCAATTGATTTAGCAAGTAAAGAGGCAAAACGCCGTGTTGCTGGTGAAGGGGTTTTTGATGTATTAAAATCCGTAGGTAAAGCAGTTGCTCCTGTCGCAATTGATTTAGCAAGTGAATACGCCAAAGGTAAATTAGGGGGTATGGCGTTGCCTCTTAATATGTCCCCAGCACAAAAACGAACTCTTAAACGAGGTGGTGCTATTACAATTAAACCAGAGATGGTTAGTGATGTAGCACAACAGGCACTCGCTATGCTTCCTGCTACTGCTAAAAAAGTTTTAGGTTCTTTGAGTAAAAATAAGGGTATTAGAGTTGCTCTTAAACAAGGTGAAGATGTAATTGATAGAATGACTGGTAAAGGTCTTTTTGATGTTCTAAAATCTGTTGGTAAAGCAGTTGCCCCAGTAGCAATTGATTTAGCAAGTGATTACGCCAAAAGGAAGGTTGCTGGTGAAGGTATTTTTGATGTAGTAAAGGCAGTAGGTAAAGAAGTTGCCCCTATTGCTATTGATTTAGCAAGTCAATACGCCAAGAAAAAAATTAGCGGTGGAACTATGAAAAAGGTTAGTGTAATGAATGGGTGCGGTTCTCCTTATGTTTCTGCTCCTTATCGTCAGGTTATGGATAATTATAGTGAAGGAGGGTCTATTTATCCTGCTGGTGCTGGGGTTTATCCTGCTGGGCGTTATGGTGGTATGGTTGGTATGCCTATACAGCAAGGAAGTCCTTATGCTTCTATGAATAGTCCTGCTATGAACCCTTTTATGCCTACTCGTGGTATTCAATCTTACGACCCTATCAATAAGAAACAAGGTGGCGGTCCAATTGGTTCAGTTTTAGGTCAAGTTTTAGGAAGTATGTTGCCTATATAAATTAAATATTTAATTATTAATATATATTTAGAGAAAATAATGATATAAAGAAAATAAAAATATATAATATATAATATGAGTAAATCGTATAAAACGCCTCCGCCGTCGTATTTTCACAGAATGGTGAAACCTGCTAATCGTCCTTATGTATTTATGGGCGACTTGAATGAAAAACTTTATGAACCAACTATTATTGAAAAGTATGGTGATGTTAAACGCAACAATACTACTATGAAGAATATTATGAAGGTTTATGACTGGGAGAATGATAAGAATAGAATTGAATTGAAATCAAGAAATAACGACCACAACTATTATCCTGATACTATGATTGGTTTTAATAAAGTTGAGGCGTGGGGTGAAGATGAAACTGATAAAAGATATTATTTTTTGTTTGGATTTTTAGATGGATTGTATGAGTGGGAATTAACGCAAGAAAATTATGATGATATTGGAGGCGAAGATGCTGTTAAGGAAGCAATTGACTATACTGATACTGAATATACACCTTTTAATCCAAAGAAGAAACACCTATATATTCCAGTTGATAAACTTGTTAAAATAAACGATACTGGTTGTATAGTTCCTGATGATTTAGTAAGTAAGAGCAAAAGAATAAGATTTAAGTGTTGGTGGAAAAAGGATTAAATAATATTATATATTACTATATTGTATATAATATGATTACTAATTTTGATATTGAGGAAATAGCACAAGGTCTTAAACTACCTATTGTTGGAGTGTTTAGCAAAGATAAATTACCTCAAAAGCGTAGCGTTGGTTCTTATTATATTAATATGGAAGACCACGATAAAGGAAACGGAACTCACTGGGTTTATGCTCGTATTTTTCCTGCTGGTTTTGCCTGTTATTTTGATAGTTTTGGAATTAGTCCGCCAGAGCAAGTTAGAGATTTTCTTAAACCTTTTGCTCCGTTTCCTTTTTCTAATAGACAAATACAAGATGTTAATAGTGAGAACTGCGGTAGGTTTTGTATTCTTTGTGATTATTATTTTACTCATCAAGTTAAAACTAAATTAAAAACTAATGATATGGTCGCAGAATGCTTTGATGACTTCTTAAACTCGTGGTCTATTGATACAAAAACTAATGATAAAATATTAAAAGAAAGAATTAATAAATTAGGTTAAAAAGGGTATAAAGATATTCTAATATTTATATATAGTATAGAATGGAAGAACAACCTGAAACTAAAAACTATTACACTCCTGCTGTTAAGAAGGCAATTATGACCTATCGTGAAAAGAATGTTGAAAAGTATAACGAGTTCCAGCGTAATTACTATCACACCAAGAAAGTTGATGATGAATGGAACGAAAAGTTTAAGGAAAGATGCCGTGAGGCAAATAAAAGATATAGGGATAAAAAGCGTGAAAACTCGCCTCCTTGTAAAAGAGGACGACCAAGAAAGATTAAAGAAATAGTTTGTGTATGTTAGTTTAATAAAAAATTGAAATAGATTTTTATTAAATATTTAGGCGTTTTTGAAAATTGAATATATAATATATATTTTGCGAAAAAGGATTTAAAAAGAAAATATTTAGTATATATATAAGGGAAATATGGCGAACCGAATTAATGTCAAGAACGAATTGTCCTTTTACGGATTTAGGGGAAACCAAATCACAAGACCACGATGGAATGCTATTGCGACACAATTAGGTGTAAGACCAACTGCGGTGCGTTTTGCTAATATTACTGATAATAGTAATAAATCAAGCACTCCGTATAAGGCGTTTGTAAGAGCAGTAAAACAAAATCTTCAAAACAAATACACTACTGATAATCAAAATATTATCCAGCAATTTACCTTTGACTATAAAATTAGATTTAAGGAAGATAAGGGTAGATGGAGCAAGTGGTTCAATAAAACTTTTAGCGGTCAAGTTCAAGGTAGAAGGTTTGGAATTGGCGAAAGGGTTTTACAAGCAAGGGACGATGAGATTAGTAAATTGGAAGAAAGTAATGCGGAGATAAAAGAAATAACTAATCCTGATTTGAAAGAACCGCAAGTTGTTCCTATGGTTGGAGGCAAACTTGTTGCGAAAGGTGTAAGAGTAGCAAAGATGAGAAAGATGGGTGCTTTGAAACTTGATGCTAATTATATTGGTGATACAAGTTGGGATAGGAATGAAGATACTTGCGTATTTGATTATATATTTTATAAGTATGCTGGAAAATCAGGGTTTAAAAAATCTTTACCTGATGATGACCGAGAACAAGCATACGATTTTCTTAATAATTTATTTGCTGATGGCGATAATCAAAATCCATTACAAGATGGTGTAAGTATAGAGCAATTAAAAAGTTTCTGTGAGCGTTTTGATATTGGTATGATTGCGTTGGATAAAAACGAAAAACTAATTGAATATGTTAAAAATAAAAACGGAAGTAGTGGTTCAAGACCTCCTCTAATATTTATTATTTGTAATAATCACTTCTATCCTATTGAGGATAAAAATAAAAGATTATCTATTAGTGCTAAAAATAAAGAAGCAGATAAACCTGATGAGGAAAAACAAACTTGGAAAAGTGAGGACTTTGCTTTTGAGGATAAAAAGGGTAAAGATAATCCTGAATTGAATATTGTTTATCCTGATGATGATGATATTGATGGTAATGAGTTTGCTATAAAAGTAATTAGTGATTTGAAAACATTACCTAATCCACAATCATTACGAGTTAGTGAAAATACAATTGAAAGTTTTAAAATTGGTGATACGATGTATATAACAAAACGACCTGAAAAGGTTGTATTAAAATATTGCGAAAAAAATAATATTAAGTTTCAAGGTCAATCTGTTAATTCTATGTTAATTAATACTTGGGAAGAAATAGATAAAAAAACTGACGACGATGATGAAGAGGAAGAAAACTGGGGTAAAGATAAAATAATATCTTTGGTTAATCCGTTGGTTCATAAAACTTTAACAACCGAAAAAGTTAAATATAGAACTCATTATGGTGCGACGAGGGATTTGGGTGAATGGTTTGATATATTACCACCTATGAATATTAGAATGAAGTATATTGAACTTGAAAAGAAATCCTATAAAAATATATTTACTGGTGAAACTATTACAGAAACAAAAGAAATATTGAAAACACACCGAGTAGTATTTCCACCTAAAACAAAAATACAACAAGCGTTAATTGATGGTGATGCTACTGGTATAGATATTAATAAGTGTTATTCATCTTGTATTTATGACCCCTATGATAATTGGATTAGATATAGTGTTGAAGATACTTGGGAAGATTATGATGGCGAACTTAAAACTGGGTTGTATTATGTTGAAACTGATGATTTAACTTTGCTACATCAAACTAATATTTATTCTAATAAAATTATTGAACTCGCTATAAAAGAAAAAATACCACTTGTAATTAAAAAGCAATTAATTCATAAGCAAAGAATACTTGGTGAAGAACCTATACCGAAAAATCACTTTCACAAATTAATCAAAACTATAAAAGAAAATACAAAGGGCGATAGGTTAGGTAAATTAATGATTAATATGATTTGTGGTTATTTAGGTAAAACTGAAACGATAAAAAGAACTGCGGAATTGGATACTGACCCTGACGCAATATGGCGACACTATCTTTCGTGTGAGCGTCCAGAGGACGACGAAGATTTTAAAAGGTTCTTCTTTCAAGAAGATTTTACCGAAAACGAATATAATAGGTTTCATAAGGATAATTTAATTCATAAAACTTTGGAAGGTATTAATGGTAATAAGGTTTATCTTTATGGGTATGAAAGTAAAAGTGGTATGAACGAATATACCTTGCCTATGTATTTACAAATATTAGATTGGTCTAATATGCGATTATTTGAATTAGGTAAAAAGGTTGGTGGTGAAATTATTTATAGGCATACAGATTGTATTGTAAGTATAGGCGGTAAATTACCTATACGAGATATGACTAATAATTGGGGTGATTATTCAGTTGAGGTTAAAGATTTTAACTTTAAATCCGTAATGAAAAACGAACGACATATTGAAATCAAAGATTTTGAGAAATCTTGGAAATCTAATCCTGCTTTAAAAACCAGTAGCGATTGGGTTGATATTATAAAATATGCGGTTGATAATGGTGGTCTGCTTATTGAAGGACGAGCAGGAACTGGTAAAAGTTTTGTGCCTAAATCTGCTTTTAAAGCAGGTGTAATGAAATTGAATGATATTGTTTCTACCGATGAATATGGTAAGCAAATAAAAACCTATGCTGATACAAAAACTATGAGTTTTACTAATAAAGCATCAAGAGGTATTATGGGAACAACAATCCATAAAACTTTACATATTACGAGTGCTGAAACAATACCACGAAAAACTATGAATGGATTAAAAAAATACAAGTATTTTGTAATTGATGAAATAGGTATGATTAGTAATGACTTATGGAGATATTTGTTGCTACTAAAAAGAACTAATCCAAAAGCGATATTTATATTACTTGGTGATTGGCGACAATTGCCTCCTATTGATGAGGGCAGAATGGTTGAGAGTGATATATTTAATCACCCTGTTGTAAAATATCTTTGTAATAATAATAGAATTGAATTAACTGAAAAGCAAAGATATAATCAAGCGTTATGGGATTTTTTGGAAAAGGGTGTTGATGAGGGTGTATGGGAAGGTATTGAAGAAAGCAAAGTATCGTATGACGAGATTTATGGTAGTAAAAGTATTTGCTATTTAAATAAAACACGAGTGAGAATAAATAAATTGTGTATGGATTATTTTAAGAACCTAACTGATGATGTAATATATTTGGAGCATAAACCGAAACAAATTGAGGTTGATGGTAAATTAATTGATGATGCGAGTGATAGAAGACAAAGTGTTTATTTATATACTGACCTTCCAGTTATGAGTTGGAAAAATTGTGTAAAACTTGGTATTGTAAATAGCGAGGAGTTTAGGGTTGCTATGGTTGATAATGAACGAATATGTTTGACGAGGGACGAGGGTGGTGAAGATATTATTATTGATACGAGTGAGTTTCATAATTATTTCCTTGCGAATTATGCTTCAACCGCTCACAAAAGTCAAGGTGCTACATATCAAGGTAAGGTTATATTATGGGACTGGGGAAGAATGACCGATGATAAAAAATTATGCTATACTGCTTGTAGTCGTGCGGTTTCGTTAGATAATTTAAAAATATCTACTGGTATATTATAATGCTGGGTTTTATTGTAGGTTTTGTATATTCTTGGTTTAGACAACTGATAAAAGATTTAAAAAAAGATTAAAAAAAAAATTGTCTGCTAATTAGGTCATAAAATAAAAAAAAAGTTGGAGGCGAGAGTTTTTACGAAAAACGCCAAAGTGGCGTAGGGGGGGT